AGGTGAGAAGATCCATTGCAGCTTCTGCGGAAAGAGTGAAGACCAGTGCGAGGGCGGAAAGCTGGTGAAGTCGAAGCTGACAGGGTGGCACGCGATCTGCGCGGAATGCGTCCGGGTAGTGGCGAAGCAACTGAACAACACCGACCATATTACGTATTAGTCTATAGAGAAAAAATAAAAAATTTTTCAGCGTTCGGGCAACATAAATAGCTAATAGTGGTAATATGTTCTAATGAAATTAAACACTTAACCTAATATGAGTGCTAATATGGTTTTCTAGTGCACCGTTCGCATAGATATATGGCACAATGGTTTGAGACCATATTACCGTTTGTATTACTACTGAAACACTTTTGCGGTTTTGAAAGCTGATCATTAAAAATCGTTTACATTTCGCGCGCGCTGGCGTAATATTTAGGGCCATGACTGACCGAGCAAGACCCGTCGCGTTTACAGGTGAAACGATGCACAGCCTCCCGGCAAACAGGGTGCTTGAGTCCGCTGTCGAGGCAAATCTCAGGTCATGCCTGGTTCTAGGATACAGACAGAACGGCGAACGATATGTCGCCTATTCGCCGTCTGACGCTGCAGAAATACTGTGGATGCTCGAGAAGGCGAAGGCTGATTTGATGGAGGCGGTGGATGTATAACACCATAACTACTGTAGTTTGGTTTTTTGACTATGGCTGCGCATAAAGGTCACGCAAAGGCCGGCGGCCGCAAAAAGGGTGTTCCGAACAAGGCCACCGTCGAAGCGCGCGAAGCGATCGCCAAGTTCGTTGACGGAAATGCTACTCGTTTGCAAAAGTGGCTGGACCAGATCGCGGAAGAAGACCCGAAGGCGGCATTCGATCGTTTCATGTCGGTCGTCGAGTACCACATCCCGAAACTTGCCCGAACAGAACATACGGGCAAAGATGGCGACGACCTGCGAATCGTAACCATCAAGAATGACGACGCAGACCTTTAACCTTACTGACAAACAGAAAGAAGCCCGCCGCCTGCTGGGTTCTGCTCTGCGATTCATCATGCTGTTTGGCGGTTCGCGCTCTGGAAAGACGTTCCTGGCCGTCTATGCGATTATCGTGCGGGCACTAAAAGCTCCCGACAGCCGGCACGCTGTTCTCCGATTCCGGTTCAATGCGGTCAAGCATGCGATTGTATACGACACATTCCCAAAAGTTATGCAGCTATGCTTCCCACAAGTGCAGTGGTCTCTGAGCAAGACCGACTGGTTCGTGGAGTTGCCGAACGGATCGCAGATATGGTTCGGAGGTCTGGATGACAAAGAGCGCACAGAGAAGATCCTCGGCCAGGAATACGCCACAATTTACATCAATGAGTGCTCGCAGGTTCCATGGGGATCGGTTGGTATTGCCCGCACCCGACTGGCACAGAACTGCAAGCAGGTAATCGACGGGGAAGAGAAACAATTGCCATTGCGCATGCTGTTCGACTGCAATCCCCCGGACAAGAACCACTGGACCTACAAGCTGTTCGTGCAGCATCTTGACCCTGACACGAAGGAGCCAATCAAGAACACGCATCTATACGGCTCGATGCAGATGAATCCAGCGGACAACATGGACAATCTGCCGCCTGAGTACCTGGCGGATCTTGAAGAGCTCCCAGCGCACCTGCGTAATCGCTTCCTGTACGGCAATTTCAAGGATGCGAACCCGAACGCGCTGTTCACCGACGAGGTGATCGACCGTTGGCGTGTGGAGGACTCGGCCGATCTGCCCGATATGGTGCGCGTTGTGGTGGCCGTTGATCCGTCCGGGTCGGACGATACGGACAATGAGATGAATGACGACATCGGTATCATGGCTGCAGGACTCGGGATCGATGGCAATGCGTACCTGCTGGAAGATTGCACGCTGAAGGCCGGCCCGGCGACATGGGGACGGATGGGGGTCAGCGCGTATCACCGGCACCAAGCTGACGTGCTGGTCGGCGAGCAGAACTTCGGCGGTGCGATGGTCAAGTTCGTCATCCAGACCGCCGACAAGAATGTCAACTACAAGATGGTGAGCGCATCACGCGGCAAAGTACAGCGGGCAGAGCCATTTAGCGCGCTGTTTGAGACCGGAAAGGTGCGAATTGTTGGGCGCATGATCGAGCTGGAGGAAGAGCTGACAGGCTTCTCGACCACCGGCTACACTGGTGCGCGTAGCCCGAACAGGGCCGATGCCGCATTCTGGGCGTTGGCTGAGTTGTTCCCCGGCATCGTTGGCCAGCGCCATCGCGAGAAGGTAGAAGCGAAAGCCATTCCAACCGCTAACCGCTGGAACAAATCGAGATGACGCGCTATGCTGTGCGCTATTTGACGTGAGGTGACAACCATGCCGATGCAATCCGACACCAAAGTTGAAGACGAGCTGACATCTGAGGAGGCGCAGGCGGAAGAGTTCCGAAAAGTCCACGAGGCTGCCCTTCTTGAGTTCGACAAGATCCAATCGGCGACACGTGATGAGCGCGAACAATCGCTCCGTGATCGCCGTTTCTGCTTCATCGCTGGTGCACAATGGGAAGGCGACCTTGCCGCCCAGTTCGATAACAAGCCTAAGTTCGAGTTTAACAAGATTGCCTTATCGAACGATCGTGTTGAGAGTGAATACCGCAACAACCGCATCACCGTAGACTTCATATCCAAGGATGGTAAGGACCGCGCCGATCTGGCGGACCTGTGTGATGGGCTGTATCGGGCTGATGAACAGGATTCGGAGGCCGACGAGGCATACGATAACGCATTCACCGAGGCTATGGCCGGCGGCATGGGCGCATGGCGCTTGCGTGCCGAGCTGGAAGATGATGAAGACGAAGAGGACGAGCGCCAGCGTATCTGCATCGAGCCGATCTTTGATGCGGACAACACGGTTTATTTCGATCTGAATGCCAAGCGACAGGACAAACGTGATGCGAAGCGCTGCTACGTCCTGACCGCCATGTCACCGGAAGCCTATGAAGAGGAATATGGAGAAGACCCGTCAAGCTGGCCGAATGAAGTTGCCAATACCGAATTCGATTGGGCGACACCCGAAGTCGTGTTCGTCGCTGAGCTCTACAAGATCGAAGAAGTCGAAGAGATTGTACAGATTTGGCAGGATATCGATGGCACGGAAACACGATACAGGCAGTCCGAGTTTGATGAGAATCCCGAATTTGAGAAGGAGCTTACTGCCAAGGGCTCCAAGTTCATCGAGGCGAAGAGCGTCGAAAAGAAGAAGTGCCACAAGTACGTGATGAGCGGATCGCGCGTGCTGGAAGATTGCGGATTCATCGCTGGCAGCTGCATCCCAATCGTTCCAGTATATGGCAAGCGTGTGTTCGTCGATAATGTGGAACGATTCCAAGGGCGTGTTCGCCAGCCGAAGGACGCTCAGCGCCTGAAGAATATGCAGCTGTCGAAGCTGGCTGAAATCAGTGCTCTTAGTTCCGTGTCGAAGCCGATAGTCACCCCCGAACAGATTGCCGGTCATGAGGAAACTTGGGCCAATGACAATATCGAGAACTATGCCTATCTGCTGCTGAATCCGATCAAGAACGAAGATGGGCAGGAACAGGCGGCTGGCCCTGTCGGCTATACAAATGTGCCGGTGATCCCACCGGCAATGGCCGCGCTGCTACAGATGACTGAGATGGACATGAAGGAAATGCTCGGCAATCAGGAAGCTGGAGAGCAGGTCGTGTCGAACGTGTCCGGAAAGGCGGTAGAGCTGATCCAGGGCCGCATTGACATGCAGGCTTTTATCTACATGTCGAACATGGCCAAGGCGATGAAGCGGTCAGGTGAGATTTGGCTGTCGATGGCTCGTGACATTTATGTCGAAGATGGCCGGACAATGCGCACACTGAAGGAAGACGGCACGACATCGCTTGTCAAGTTGAATGAGAAGACCGTTGACGAAAACCAGCAGATCGTATCGAAGAATGACCTTAGCAATGCCAAGTTCCAGATTTACGCCAGTGTCGGGCCGTCCAGTGATTCGAAACGGTCAGCACTGGTTCGTGCCCTGACTGGCATGGTATCGATCACCGAAGACCCCGAGACGAAGATGGTGTTGACCAGCATGGCACTGATGAACATGGAGGGCGAAGGCCTGAGCGAAGTGCAGGCCTTCTTCCGTAACAAGTTGATCCGCATTGGCGCGTTGAAGCCGACTGAAGAAGAAGCTGCAGCGATGGTCGCTGAGGCACAGAACGCGAAACCAAGCCCGCAGGACCAATACTTTACTGCTGCCGCTGCTGAAGCAGAGGCCAAGGGCAAACAGGCCGAGTCAACGGTTCTCAGGAATATCGCTGCAGCTGAAAAAGACAAGGCTGATGCGATGAAGATCCTGTCTGACCTGACTACGCAGGAGCAGCAGCATGTCATGGACATCCTCGACAAGCTCGGTGTGCTGCCATCGCTCATGCCACAAGGCGCACCGATGCAACCAGTTACGGAGGCGACTCCTCCGATGACGGCCACCACTCAGCCGCAATGAGTGAGAACAACAAAGAGGTGAGTTATGCCCGCTGATATCGAGAATGAAATCGAGAACGAAGTCGAGAATGAGGAGAACGACGAGCTGGAGACCGCGCAGCTTGATGAAGAGGTTGATGCGGTTGATGAGGAGCAGCAGGACGCTGATAGAGAAACACAGGAAGCTGTAGAGAAGGCCGAAGGGGAAGGGGTCGGCGAGACGGTTATCACCATTGGTGACGCTGAGCCGGAAGATGAAGAACTGAACAAAGCGCCTGAGTGGGTGCGCGACCTGCGCAAGCGTACTCGTGACCTGGAGAAGGAGAACCGCGAGCTGCGCCGACAGCAGCAGCTCGCTGAGCAGCCGGACGCCATTGTCATTGGCAAGAGACCGGCAATGGATGACCCGGATATTGACTACGACACCGAGAAATATGAGCAGAAGCTTGCCGAATACTTCGAGCGCAAGCGTCAGGCTGATGCTCAGGCCGAACAGCTCGAGAAGCAGAAGCAGCGCGAGATTGATCAATGGAACGAGCGCGTCGCGCTGTATCGCGAAGATGTAGTGAAGTTGGGCATTCCCGACTATGACGAGGCAGAAGATACGGTTATGACTGTTCTGTCAGATACCCAGCAGGGCATGATCATCCATGGGGCGAAGAACCCGGCGATGCTCGTTGCTGCACTGGGTAAAAATCCCGAAAAGCTGCGCGAGCTAGCAGCGCTCGAAGGTGACCCCGTCCGATTTTCTATGGCTATTGGCCACTTGGAGGCACAGTTGAAAGTGAGCAAACGAAGCAGAACTCCACCACCGCCCGAGAAACCGGTACGCGGTAGCGGTCCGATCTCGGCAGCAACTGATAATACGTTGGAACGGTTGCGTGATAAGGCTGCCAAGACTGGCGATTTCACGGAGGTGAACCGGTACAAGCGCCAGTTGCGCGAAAAGGGCAAGAAGTAACAGCCTTGCAATTTGGATGGGGCCGGTGTACGCTTTCCGGCATAGTGGATTCGCCCACCCTAAACGGGCAGCTACATCGGCCGCCATCCAGCCCTATGGATGAGAGAAGACGAGAGTGCCAAGGCACTCAGATTTAATCTCATTTCATAGGAGGCCATTGTCATGGCAAACGCATTCTCAAAAGAAGAGCGCGTCGCATTTGAGGACATTCTCGAAGGTTTTCAGGATGCTCTCGTCCTGTCGCGCAATATCCGAATCAACACAACCGATCAGGTCCAGATGGCCAGATCCGGCGACACTATCTGGCGCCCGATGCCGTACATCGCGCAGTCGTTCACCGGCAGCGATGCGACAGCCAACTTCTACGATTCGACCCAGCTGTCCGTTCCGGCGGTGATCGATACGCAGAAGCATGCTCCGTGGCAGATGTCTGCTAAGGAACTGCGCGATGCCTTGCAGGAGAACCGTCTGGGTGACGCCGCCAAGAAGAAGCTCGCCTCCGATATCAATGTATCCGTGAACAATGTCGCCGCCAATCAGGGAACGCTGGTCGTCAAGCGCACCGTCGCTGCGACCGGCTTCGATGACGTTGCACAGTGCGAAGCGCTGATGAACGAGCAGGGTGTGATGGACTTCGACCGCTATCTGGCGCTCTCGACCCGCGATTACAACGGCATGGCTTCCAACTTGGCTGGCCGCGGCACGATGAACCAGAAACCAACCACTGCCTACGAGAAGGCATACGTCGGTACGGTCGCATCGTTCGAGACCTACAAGCTGGACTACTCGAACCGTATTGCCGCTGCTGCCGGCGGTGCGATCACTATCGATACTCGTGCAACTGCGAGCAACTACCACACCCCGCAGGCCACCTCAACGGCGGCTACCGGTCAGGTAAGCAACGTTGACAACCGCTATCAGACTGTCACCGTCTCGGCCACTGCAAGCGTGGTTGCCGGTGATTGCTTCACGATCGCGGGTGTTAACGCTGTTCACCAGATCACCAAGGTTGACACTGGCCAGCTCAAGACCTTCCGTGTCATCTCGGTCGATTCTGGCACTACGATGACCATCTCCCCGCCGATCATCTCTAATCAGGGGTCCACTGACGCCGAGGCTCAGTACCAGAATTGCACTGTCACCACTTCGGCGACCGCTGCAATCACCTGGCTGAACACCGCCGCCGCTGCGATCAACCCATTCTGGCAGGCCGATGCAATCGAACTGCTGCCGGGTCGATTGGAGATCCCGACCGGAGCCGGTGTCGATGTGATGCGAGCAACCACCGATCAGGGTATCGAGGTCGTCATGCAGAAATGGGTCGACGGCAATACCCAAAAGATCAAGTACCGCCTGGACAGCCTATGGGGTGTCGTGAACAAGCAGCCGGAAATGACCGGCATCATGCTGTTCAGCCAGGTCTGATGATTGGGCGGGCCTTCGGGCCCGCTCTTACCAGTAACGGAAAAGAAAGGAGATAACCATGGCAACAAGAATTTACCCCGACGGTACTGCAACCGTCACCGTGGCAGCCGGTGAAAAGATCGCTGTCAAAGCCGGCCCGGACGGTGCAAAGGTCTACCAAGAAGTTGGCGCCCCGAACTTCCCGGCCTCATTTACGCTCGTAGCCAGTCCGGCGAACAGCGAATACCTGTCCGCTGCAATGACCTCAGCCACTGACTTCCGTATTGATGCGGGTGTTGATGGTGCAGAATACCAGACCGGCGCTGCACCGCAGATCGCCGAACCGATCAGTGATCTGACCGGCGTCGAGGATCCGTTCAACATCACCGGTCTGGCCAGTACGCAGGGTGGCGCGGTTACTGTAACCGGTGGTACTTCCAGCACTTCGGCCAATGCGGGCGGTGCGGTCAATGCAACCGGTGGTACGCCGGGAGCGACTGGTGTCGGTGGCGCCATTGTGGCTACTGGCGGTGCCGGTGGCTCAACTTCCGGTGCCGGTGGTGCAGCTTCCGTGACTGGTGGTGCTGGTACAGCTGGCAACTCTGCCGGTGGTGCAGCTTCCGTAACTGGTGGTGCTGGTCAGGGAACTGCCGCCGGTGGCGCGGCATCCGTAACTGGTGGTGCATCCGGCGCGGGCGCAACCGGTACCGGTGGCGCTGTTGCTGTAACTGGTGGTGCATCTTCCGCCACTAATGGCGCTGGTGGCGCGGCCTCCGTAACTGGTGGCGCTGGTGCTGGCACTGGCGCTGGTGGTGCTCTGTCCCTGACTGGTGGTGCGTCTGGTGCTGGTGCAACCGGTACTGGCGGTGCTGCTACCCTGAGTGCCGGTGCGTCCACTGCGACGAACGGTGCGGGCGGCACGGCGACTGTAAGCGGTGGTGCTGGTGCCGGTACTGGCAACGGCGGTGCCGTTGCAATTGCTGGTGGCGCATCCGGTAGCGGTGCAACTGGTAACGCTGGCGGCATCAGCCTGACTGGTGGTGCGGCCTCCTCTACCAACGGCAACGGCGGCAGTGTGACGATCACTCCGTCGGTCGGCGCTGGTACGGGTGTCGCTGGTATGGCGTTGCTGGGTATCGCCACCGGTACTGCAGCATGGGGCTTCGGTGCGGCTCGCTCCACCATCGCCAATGGCGGCACGCTCACTGCCGCACAGCATCGCAGCATGGTCATCTATCAGGATGCCAGCGGCGGCGCTGTGACCTGCACGACCTTGACCGGTACGGAGATTGCTGCCGCGTTCCCGGCCATGCAGGTTGGTCATGCTCTACCGCTGTACCATGCCAGCAACCACGCAACCAACACCTCGACGATTGCCGGTGGTGTGGACGTGACTCTGGTCGGTAGTGGCGCGGTCACTGCAACTGGCGGTCAGTACCTTCTTGTCAAGACCGCAGCGACCACATTCGATATGGTTCGTGTCGGCTAAGAGACTGGGGCGGCTTCGGTCGCCCCTTACTCTAAAAGGAGTACGCCATGCCATTGAAAATGGGTTACAGCAAGAAGACAATTGGTAAGAATATCGGCGCTGAGCTGAAAGCCGGGAAACCGCGCAAACAGGCTATCGCAATTGCTTTGAGTACGGCCCGTAAGGCTGCAAAGAAGGCTGGAAAGCCGAACAAAGCGCCACGTCGCGCAATGAAGAGAGGTAAGAAGTAATGGAATTTCCGTCACTGGTTTATCGTTCGCCTGGTCCGCACCATGGGCCGAATGGCAAGACGTTCGAATACGCCCCTGTTGAAAATGACGATGATGTCGAACGCATGAAGAAGGAAGGCTGGCACGAGGACTTGCAGGTCGCATGCGGGGTGAAGAAGCCGGAAGAGCCGGAAGAGCCGGAAGATCCGGAAGATCCGATTGATGAGGATTCACCGCCGAGCCGAGAAGAGCTGAAGGAGATGGCCGATAGTCTCGGTCTGACCTATGCCCGTAACAGCACCAATGAGAAGCTGCAGAAGCTGATCGACGATAAGCTGGCCGAGGAGTAAACGATGGGATGGACCAAGCGGCAACTTGTTGAGAAGGCGTACAGCAAGATCGGCATTACCGCTTGGTCCTTCGATCTCGACCCGGACATGCTACAGGACGCCCTGACTGATCTTGATGCCATGATGGCAGCATGGGATGAGCTTGGCATTCAGATTGGATATCCGTTGACTGCCAATCCGCAGGATGCAGACCTTGACACGCAGACCGACCTGCCGTTCTCTGCTAACGAAGCCGTTTTCCTGAACCTGGCCATCCGAATCGCCCCATCACACGGCAAGACTGTATCGCGGGAGATGAAAGTTGCTGCACGATCCGGATACTCGGCCCTCCTAAACAACGCGATCACAGTAAAGAAGCAGCAGCTACCCGGCAGCATGCCTCTTGGTGCTGGCAATAAGCCATGGACACAAGATCGAGCGTTCCTAGATCGGCCCGATACATCGCCGCTGCAGATTGGTGACAATGGGCAGCTTGTTTTTGAGGAGTAAACTATGAGCAGCAGCATCCAGCGACTTACTATTCTCGATTCTGTCACGGGATCGACGCAAGTTCCTGTCAGCCTGAACAGTCAGGATATGCGGGTGGCCATGACCGCTATTTTGACGTATATGCAGGCCAACCTGAGCTTCCCGGCAGCGAAGACTGCCCAGTATTCTGCACCGTCGGCCACTGGCTTTAGTGTGCAGGTTACGAACACAAGCGCCAATACATGGCTGATTCTCACGCCCGCCGCTGGTTATGCGGCCGGGACGATCGTTATGCCGGCATCCACCGCTGCAACGCACGGTCAGGAGGTTCTGATCAACTGCACGCAGAACATCGCCGCACTCACTGTCGATGGCAATGGCGCAACTGTAACGGGCGAACCGGCAGCGATCACCGCGAACGACTTCTTTTTGCTGAAGTTCGATTCAGTCACTATAACCTGGTATCGGGTAGGATAAGGAGCAAGTTATGCTACAGCAGAAAGTCACCGTCTCAGGCAACGAAACATTTATCGAAACGGTCGCCACGTTTAACCCATGTCAACAGGGCAGCGCAACAGCCGCGACGAATGAGGTATCGGTCACCGTCCCCGCCAATGAAGTTTGGAAGATGTGCAATGCTCAGCTTGAATATGTAAGCGATGGCACCGCAGGCAATCGCAGAATTACAATCGAATCGAAAGACGCGGATGGAGCTCAGGTCATGCATATCACGGCCGGCGCAACACAGCCAGCCAGTCAGACGTACCACTACAAGTACATGGGGGGCGTGTATCGTGAGACAGCATTTATCAGTGGCGACATTCAAGTGCCGATCCCGAACTGCTGGTACTTGAAGCCAGGATATACTTTGCGCATCTTCGACGCGACCGGCGTCTCAGCCGGTGATACGGTTGCACTTAAGTATCAAGTCGAACGGTTCGTGGTTTAATCCGTGCAGATCCCAATTCTGAACGGGATCGCAACCGATGAAGACTCTGACTTCCGGCTGACATTCCCGCGCAACATGGAGCCGGTCTCAATGCAGACCGGCATCAGTGCTGGCTATTTGCGGCCGGCGGATGGGATCATTCAGTTCGGTACTGGCCCCGGCATCGACCGTGGTGGAATCAACTGGAACAACACATGCTACAGGGTAATGGGCACGAAATTGGTCAGCATTGCCGAGAACGGAACCACGACCACGCTTGGCGAAGTTGGTGGCACGACTCCTGTCACATTTACCTATTCGTTTGATCGACTGGCAGTCTCTTCGAACGGCAATCTTTTCTATTGGGATGGGGCGGTTTTGACGCAGGTTGTTGACGTGGATCTTGGCACAAGTCTCGACGTGATCTGGGTCGATGGGTACTTTTTATCTACCGATGGCACGTATATTGTCTCGACAGAGTTGGCTGATCCTACTCTTGTGAGTTCTGTCAAGTATGGATCATCGGAAGCCGACCCCGACCCGATTGTTGCCTTGAAGAAACTGCGCAACGAACCGCATGCGATCAACCGGTACACCATCGAAGCATTCCAGAATGTCGGCGGGGCTGGCTTCCCGTTCCAGCGTATCGATGGCGCTCAGATGACACGTGGCTGTGTCGGAACGCATGCCTGCACGGTATTCCTTGAGCAAATAGCTTTTATTGGTAGTGGCAAGGATGAATCAATATCAGTGTGGATTGGTGCAAATGGCCACACCGAAAAGATAGCGTCGCGTGAGATTGATATTGTGCTGGGCCAATACTCCGAACAACTTCTATCGACAGTAGTGGTTGAATCGCGCGTGTCGGCTGGACAGGATCTTCTTTACATCCACTTGCCGGATCAGACGCTTGTCTACAACCATGCCGCTACCCAACTGATTGGCCAACGTATATGGTACACGTTGGCCACCACGGAAACTGGTGACGGGTTATATCGGGCACGTAATTTTGTTCGATGCTACAATAAGTGGCTGGTCGGAGATCCATCAACCGATGCGCATGGCTACCTATCCGAAGGCATTTCCAGCCACTATGGTTCGAAGGTTGGTTGGTGGTTCGAAACTCGTATCATCTATAATGAGGGGCTCGGCGCAATATTCCACCAGCTCGAGTTGATCGCTCTTACCGGTCGGTCGGCGCTCGGTGATGATCCGTACATCGGCACGCAATATACGGTTGATGGGGAGACCTGGAGCATGCCGCGAATGATCAGTGCTGGTAAGAATGGCAACCGCACAAAGCGACTTGTGTGGTTTCACCAAGGCATGATGACAAGGTGGCGTGCGCAACGGTTCTTCGGAACCAGTGACGCTCACATGTCGATCGCTCGCCTGGATGGTCAGCTGGAAGGGCTTAATGCTTAAACCATCGACTAACACGGTGAAGCGGCCACAGATCGCGCGGGCGCTCAATAATGATCAGGCGATGATTCGCTCCTATGAAGAGTTGCTGAAACTTCTTAACCCGCCGTTCGGCCACATGCATGCAACGAACGTATCGGTCACTGTGACGGTTCTAGCAGCAAATACCCCATATGAAGTAGGGGCCGGATTCACTGCTGGCCAGCTAAATAATGTGAACTTCTACACTGCCACGCCGTACTATCTGGAAATCACAGATCCGGGGACATACTTCTTGTCGTGGTCCATGTCGATTGACACCGCCAACCCGCTAGACCAGATCGAGGGGGGCTATATGATCGATGCTGTTGCCAAAGAGACATCGACTTCGCACACAACAGTCCCGGCAGCCGGAGATGCATCAACCATTGCATCAACCGATATTGTTGACCTATCAGCAGGGCAGAAGATCAGTCTATACGTTCGCAATCATACGGCTGCCCGGAATATCGTAATGCATCACGGTACGCTGACCTTGTATAGGCTGGTTGTTTGATGCTATACTCCGCAGAGCTGAGCGAATCGAGCGGCCAGCGGCTCATTCCTGATGGAGGTGTGATGCTGTCTGTGACTTCCGGAATCTCCGAAGAAAACCTGCAAAAAGTCTACACCGACCCGTTTATTCTGCGAATCGGGCAGGACGGTAGGCCCGTTGCTCCAGTTCGTCATCCCCTGGCAGAATACGTGTCGGCATGGGCTGACGGCGTATTCGTTGGGGCATTTCTAGCCATTCATACTACCCGCTTTGAGATCGAGGTTCATGCCTTACTGTTACGAAACGCTGTTCGTTATTCTCGCGAGCTGGGTCTGCGATTCATTGCATTCTGCTTCGACAATTACCCTATTCTCCGGGTCACAGCGCACATAACTGATAATCTGCGGTCAGTGCAGAACTATTGCCGGAATATTGGGTTCAAACGCGATGGCTTCCGGCGCGATGCCTGTGAGATTAGAGGAGAGAAGTACGGGATCTGCACTATGGGCATCACTCGTACTGAGTGGGAGGTTATATGGGTTTCGTGAGTGATATCGTTGGTGGTTTGACAGGTGCCAACCAATCATCTGATGCCGCAGTTCAAGCCTCGGCTACACAGGCAGCCGCATCGCAGGCCGGCATTGATGAACAACGCCGTCAGTTCAATGCCCTGCAGAAGCTCATGGCACCGTTCGTTACCGGTGGTACCACTGCATTCAATGCCCAGCAGTCACTTCTCGGACTGCGAGGGCCGGAGCAGGAACAGGCGGCAATCGCTGGTCTTACAGAATCTCCGCTATATCGTGAACAGGCAGCACAAGCAGAGAATTCCGCTATGCAGGCGGCTGCTGCAACTGGTGGATTGCGCGGAGGTAACTTCCAGCAGTTGTTTGCCAATATCCGCCCTCAACTACTCTCACAGATGGTGCAGCAGCGCTTCCAGAATCTTGGCGGACTGGCCGGTCTCGGACAAGCCTCCGCGGCGGGGCAGGGATCCGCCGGCCTGCAGATGGGTGGGACAATTGCCGATCTATACGGACAGAAAGGAGCAGCTCAGGCTGGCGGGCTACTGGCAGCTGGGAACAGGCAGTCGAATATCTTTGGCCAGGCGCTGCAATTGGGTGGCTTGGCCGCTGGTTTGTTCTAGGAGGCGACTATGCCAGCACCTATTGACTACGCATCGATGACCCCGCCGGTCAATATAACCCAGCAATTCGGATCTGGTCTGCAATTGGGTGCCAATCTACGCGCTCTCCGCGATCAGCGGGCAGCTGCTGAATTGGCTCGCCAGCAGCAGGAACAGTATGGCAAGGATTTGCAGGATGCGATGAACAACCCAACCCCGCAGGCGTTTGCTTCCCTGACGGCCAAGTATCCACAGCAGAAGGATGCGTTCAAACAGTCATGGGATATCCTGAGCAAAGATCAGCAGGACAGTGAATTCAAGGCTGGCGCACAAGCATATAGCGCCATTCGCTCGGGTAATGTGGACGTAGCAAAACAGATGCTCGCCGAACGCATCGACGCAATGAAGAACTCGAATAAGGATACGACCCAGCTTGATAGCATTATGACTGAGCTCGATCGAGACCCCCAGAGTGCCGCTGCCCACATCGGCCTCGTGCTATCGTCAGTCGATCCGGAACGCTGGGGCAAGATGTCCGAGCAGGTCACCAAAGAGGCAACCCGGCCGGCGGATATTGCGAAAGCACGATCTGAAGCACTAAAGGTCGGTGAAGAGGTCGGATTGACCAAGGCTCAGACTACCAAGGTGATCGCCGAGACGCGGTTGCTTGGCCTGGATGCACAAAAGGCCATGATGGAGGCT